GAAAACATTTTGAGAACTTTGTAATATACCCCTGGGTATTCATATTTTTAGACCAAAAAAAATCAATCGTTTCCGTCCCGTTCACTCCTGGTTCTCCGTCTGACAATTGAAGACCGAGAAATTACGAGTTGGTTCCTCTTTGGGAACCTCGGAGGGGTCTAACATAGGAGTCGGGGCGACGTACGGTTTGTCATAGTAGACGATCTTGGTGATCCGGCGACGCATAGCATCCCGAGAGAACTGGACCTCAGGCCTCCACCAGTTTTCCCACGGAACATTAGACGTCACAATGATGCGCCGCGCGACAAACGCACGGGATCCACCTTTGACCTCGACTCGCATCGGGGTATCATCAAACAGCCGAAGGAGGAACGAAGGAGTCAACCAGCCATAGAACTCGTCGATCACGACGTCCGTGTGACCATCGTATCCTTCCCACCACTGACCGTGTTCCTTCCAAAACGCTCCCTGGAGTTGCTTCGCATAATGCGACTTGCCAGCGCTGGTTACACCCCAGTGAACCTCAACTTCTGTCTTCCAGGCGCGCTCAGGTGCTCTCAACAGTTTGTACGCATAGAATCCCTTTTCGTACCGCAAGAACGACCCAAAATGCTCATCCGCTATCTGGTCCATCGGCACATCTTCGTCCAGCTTCCGCTTGATCGCGACAAGATCATTGCGAGCACCCTGTTCGGGTTCCTTGCCCGCTTCCCACGGGCCATCCTGTCGCGTCTCCGCTTTCGTACAGTAGGCCTTGTTCTGATCGTGGGTACCCTTGCAAACTTCCCAGTGAGCCTTGGGAACCATGTTGCGCATCGCCGTCAACGAAGCCGCGGTAGACATACACACGTACCCCTGGTAGTGCTGGGTACCCTCCTTGCCTTTCTCTAACTGATAGACAGAGTAGACAACGTCACCAGGCCATTCAAGAACGAGCCGGTTACCCTCACTGTCGAACGGGTTGTTCAACGTGAAACACCATCGGCGACCGCGGGAAGCGCAAGGCATTCGAAAAGGGGTACAGAAGTAGGGGTACAAAAGTGAGCGAGGTAATACTAGGCTCGCTCACCTATCATTAGTTGAAAATAGGTTTTTTTCGGGATACGGGTGAGTTCCCTCGTGGATCCTCGGGCATGGAAACGGAACGGAGAACCCCCAATCTACTCGTCGGGTTTTCGATCTATATCACAATCTATCGGGGGTGACATTTCTCCGTCCGGAAGGAAACAAAAAAAAACAATCGGGTAACGCTTCGCACTTCGTGCTCGCTGCTTCGCCTTCGGCTCGCCGGGTTGGGGCGCTGACGCGCTTTGGCCAAACTAGACAACATTCCGGAACTCCAGCCAAACCTTGGCATACACGTCGATCAACACGTCAACGTTAGCCAACGTACCGGCAGGCCGGTTGATATTCCACGTGAGCCCAAAATGCTCCAAAGAGGAGGCTGTCGAACAATCCAACCACATAGACCGAACGTTAGCCATCTGCGCGTTCGTACCGGGAGCGATAATCAACTTCGGCTTGGGAACAAATCGAACAGACCCCTGGGTACCGTCGAGGGTAGTCAACCGATGCATACGGTAAGTAGGATACTGACGCATATCGTCAACACCGATACCACCGTTACCATCAGTATCCACACAGGTATGAAAGAAAACATTGGCCGACTCAAGGTTAGTCGTCCCAGAAGCGAGGTCAACGCTAGTCGTCGTAGAGGTGAACCGAAACTCGACCTTGGTAATCCGAAACTGATCATAGAGAGCAGTGAACTCTGAATAGTTCGGCAAGTTGTCCAGAGTAACCGTATACTCACCGCCATTTGTACCAGCTGGCGCCAATGCACCATTCTGATCGGTGTACGTACCGGCCGCGGTGCATCGAACATACCGGTAACTTGACGGTGTCCGAGTGATGAGCCCACGCTTGCGCTGTTGGGTTGCTTTGTACGCGGGATAGGGTGACCGCCGGTAACTTCCCCCGCCATCCGTCCTGGGACGCTTAGCGGAATACCGACGACGAACAGCAGCGGGACCCACTGAAAACATTTTGAGAACTTTGTAATAT